GTTGACCTTCCAGCACTCCGCCACGGTCTCGTAGATCGGGATCTGCACTGCGCAGTTGCTCTTCGCGTCGTAGGCGACACACTGGAAGTAGCTCAGTTCGTCGTGCTGGGGCACGTGCTGGCGGCTGGTCACGGTGCCCGTGGTCGCGTTGTCGCACGCGGTCAGGGCGAGCAGCAGCGCGGCGGCCACGGCGAGCTTCCGGATCATGACTCCCCCTTCGGGTAGACGTGCACGTCGAGCCCGGCCTTCCGGGCGCGGGCGATCGCGTCGGCGGTGCCGGGCGAGTGGTCCAGGTGGAACGCGAGCACCAGGTCCGGCATGTGGGCGACCAGCACGTCATTCCGCGCGTGGCCGCCGTAGCCGCCCAGCTCCTTCACGTACGGGAAGGCCGTGATCGGCCCCAGGCCGAAGTGTGCCCAGAGCAGCGCCATGATCTTGTCCGCGCCGTCCGAGTCGCCGTGGATCAGCTCGACCGGTCGAGCCAGGGGCGCAACGTGGATCTTGAGCGCCTGGATCATGATCGCCTTGTGGAGCCCTAGCGTCGGGCACGCGTCGTGGGAGTGCGCCTCCGGGGGGTGCCCGCACGCTCCCCACGTGCGGGACCCGGTGACCATGACGCGGCTCATGCGAGCGCCAGCTTCCGTTCGCGCTCCAGGCGGGCTTCGTTGGCCCGGAGCCAGCGCTCCGCGCGGATCAGGTGGACGTTCATCGCGACGTACGCCGTGGTGAAGCCCGCGTGCGGGAGCCCGCCCTCCAGGATCTCCAGCTGGGCGTCGGTCGCGTCCGCGTAGGCGTCGACCAGCTTCCGGCGCTCGATGGTCGCGAGGGCGTTTTCCGACCACTCGCCCCGGCGGCCCAGCTCGACCAGGCACTGGGCGGCGGAGGCCGGATCGCCGTCCTTCACGGCCCCGAGCAGGTCCTCCTGGTACAGCTCCGCCGCCGTCTTCAGCTGGGCGAGCGTGGAGCGCTGGAACAGGCGGGCCATCGTCATCCGGTGGTCCACTTCTTCACTGGTGAGCGGTTGAATCGTGAGGCCCATGGGGCTCCTTCCGGGAAGTGCGGCGGGGCGACCGGGAGTGACCGCCCCGCAGGGGTCTAGCGCCACTGGTTTTGCGGCTGGTGCCCGAGGGCGTCCACGCGGGCCTCACGGTCCGAGCTGAAGCCGTTGGCGGCCTTGCCGAAGTCGCCGCACGAGCACGACCACTTGTGGTCGGCCACGCGCTGGCGGCCCAGCTGGCGGTAGGTCAGGGTGACCGTGGTGACGTGCTTCATGCTGGGCCTCCGGGGAGTGGTTGGGCGGGGCGACCGGGTGGCCGCCCCGCTGGGGCTTCGAGCTACGGGGTCGGGGTGGGCTGGCCGATCGGGGTCAGCTCCAGCTCGACGTGGTCGGCCATGTTCGCCCGGCCGTAGCGGCGGCACGCGATCATGGCGGCCACCAGGTCGCGGGGCTCGCCGTCTTCCAGGTCGACCACGCTGGTGGTGAAGACTTCGTTCGGCTGGTCGGTGGTGGTGTAGGTGACTGCGAACCGCTGGAACATCGGTGCCTCCGTGGTGCTCGGTGTTGGTGGTAAGGACGAAGTTACCCCCCAAAATGGGGGGTGTCAATGGGCGGGCAGCAGAAAGTCCCCCGGGTGGGTGAGTCACCCGGGGGACCAGCTACTTCGCGAGCTTCAGCGCCCGGCGGTCGCCCGCGTCCAGGCCGCCGAAGATGCCGTCATCCAGGCCCGCGTCGAGCGCGAACCGGAGGCAGTCCGCGCGCACCGGGCAGGTGGCGCACACAGCCTTCGCCTGCGCGCCGTCGCCCAGCGGGAACCACAGCTCCGGGTCGTGGCCGACACACGCGGCCAGGTCCGTCCAGTCCTTCATCGCGTCACCTCCTGCGGTAGCGGGGCGCGCGATGTGCGCCCCTACGGCTTGCGCTTCACCCCGATGGGCTCGGGGTCGGGGACCGGCTTCGAGAGGATGCGGTCCACCCGGTTGACCTTGCGTGCCAGGCTCTGTCCGTTCAGCTCGCCGCCGTAGATCACGCACTCCCGGCGGGCCGCGTCGATCTGGTTCTCCAGCTCCTCGATCCGCTTCAGCAGCTCGGACGCGCCCAGGGCGGCCCTGGCTTGCTGGCGGGCCGTGATTCGGCCGCGCGCGTTCATCTCCACGTTCCAGTGGTGATCGAACTCGGGCGAGTCGACCCCGAAGTTCAGCCAGCGGTCCGGGATGACCATCCGGATACGGGCGTGCTCGATGGCCTTCGCGGTCCGCTCGATCAGGTGCGCGTGGTCCTCGGAGTTGTTCAGGATCGAGCGCGCCTCCGCGCCGACGACGGTCGGGTCCATGATCAAGCTGTCCACGGTGGGCTGATCCATGATCAGAACTCCGTTCGGGTCGTGGAGCCGAAGGTCTTCTGGAGGAAGGCTTCGCCGCGCTGGGCGTCGCCCTTCGGCTCGGGGATGGGCATGAACGCGGAGGTGAACGAGTCGTACTCGTGCGGCCGGTCGACCTGCCATCCGGCCGCGAGCAGGGCCGCGATGATGGCGTTCCGCTGCTCGCCGCGCTCGATGTGGATCGTCGCGTGCCAGCCGCGCGTGGAGCGGAGGGCGTCGAAGCACTGCCGCGTGCTCACCGGCACGCCCGGGTCGTTGATCAGGGCCTTCACGGCGCGAGTGGCCTGGCCGGCGTTCGCGTACTCGGTGGTGGTCATGGATGAATCATCCCCCCCAAAATGGGGGGTGTCAAGTGGGAATCTCCGGACAGGACAAAGCCCCCAGCTCGGGGGGCCTGACTGGGGGCTTCGCCTGCGGTGACCTGCCAATTGGTCGACCAGGCCGGGACTCGAACCCGGATCTCCGCCGTCTCGAAGGCTACCGCTCCAGGGGCACGGCGAGCCCCATGGACAGCAGCCACGCGGACACGTCGGTGCCGTCCGGCGCGTAGAGCTTCGCCAGCCAGCGCCCGTACTTCTCCTCGCCCGACTTGAACGTCCGAGCCGTCCATTGGCCGGCGTGCTCCGCGACGAAGGCGGCCAGGACTCGAAGCGTGGTCTTGCCCTCTTCGGTCCGAAGCTCGGGCGCGTTGATCCCGGCCAGCCGGATGTTCACCTGGTGCACGATGCGGAAGCCCAGGTCCACCGAGACCGTGAGCGTGTCGCCGTCGTGAATCCGGACGATCTCCACGTTGTAGGCGTACGGGGTCGGGCCGCTCATGGTGTCGCCTTTCGGGTGCGGGCCGCCACGATGAACTTCCCCTTCGGCCAGTCGGCCACCTTCGGGCAGGTCTTCACGTGGCGCTGGAACGTCCGTCGGCCGGCCGCGCGGTAGGCGTCGGCCTTCGTCGACTTCATCTCTCCGCACAGCGGGTGCTTACCGGCGCGCGGGGTGAGCGCCCACCGGCCGTGCGAGTCGTCCTCCGCGTCGAAGGGGATGCGCTCGGGCTCCTTCACCGTACGGGCGTTCGGGTTCGGAATGGTCTCCGCCCAGATGATCGCCCCGTGGCAGAAATTGCACTCCGTCACGGGCAGGCCCTCGGGGTCCGGCGCGTACCACCTGATCTTCTCGGTGCACTGCGGGCACAGCTTCGGCCCCTTGCACCGGGCCTTCGGCGGCTTGCGCTCGGGCTCCAGCTCCGGCGGCCCGATCCACCAGCCGTGCGCGTTCCAGCCTGGCCTGCTCACCGGACGCTCGCCCATCCCGTGGCGGCCTGCCAGTCGGACACGAACGTCTGGGCCTGGGCCGCGCTCGCGAAGGACGCCTGGATCTCGCCTTCGTGTCCGGCGAGGGAGGTCACGCTCAGCTTGACGCGGTAGCTGCTCGCCTTCCGGGCCTTGATCACGGCGTTCGCGATCGAGCCCGCGATGATGCTCACCGTGACCATGAGCAGCACGGCGGAGGCGAGGGCCAGCCAGAACTGGTTCCAGTCCCACATGATCAGTACCCCCGACCCTGGCCGCGCGACTCGAAGTGACCCGGCCGCGCCATGCCGCGCGAGCGCAACTCCGCCGCGCGCGCCAGCTCCGCCTTCGCCTCCGCGCCCGGCACGAAGCCCAGCGGCTCGCCCGGACCGGGCTCCGCGTTGTCGAGCTGCTTCGCGACCGCGTCCGGCCAGCTCGGGTTCTGGTCCACTTCGTCGACCACCAGCAGCAGTCCGGCGCGGAGCAGCTTCACGGCCTCGACGCCTGCCATCGCGGGGAGCTGGGGACGGTCCTCCGGCTGGCCGTCGACCACGCGGTACGCCTGGGTGGGGTCGCTGCCCAGGGTGTCGGTGACGATGCCGGTCAGGCCCTGGGCGGGGACGCGGGTGGGCTTCGTGGAGAGCGCGGTCGCGGTGAGCAGCGGCCCCAGCGCGCCGTCGCCGTAGAGCACGTGGCAGGACCAGCGGCGGCCCGCGTCGTCCAGGCTGATCTGGGCGACGGTCGGGTTCGTGTCGGTGCCCAGCTCCCAGATCGCCTCTTCTGCGGTCTCGTAGTGCGCCTTCGAGCGGTCTCCCGGGATACGCTCGACCACGGCGAGGGCCGCCGGGCTCAGGCCAACGGTGATGATCGGAAGCATGACGCTCCTGTCGGTCGGTTGATGATCACGCCGATCCTACCCCCTAAGATGGGGGGCGACAAGGGAGGACACACCCATGGGACAGCACGCGAAGAGGTTCGACGCCGTGAGCGCGCCGAAGGGCTCGGGGCTCGCCGCCGTCGTCGGGGCGCTGAAGGGCGTCGCGGACGTGGCGGAAGAGTGGTTCGACCCGAACAGCCTGGAAGTCACGGGCGCAATGCAGCGGTTCGAACAGGGCCTGGCGCTGCTCGCCGGAGCGCCCGCGCACCCGGAGGCCGGCGAGCCCGCGAAGGCGAAGAAGCCGCGCACCACGGGCGGCCGGAAGGCGGCCACCCCGAAGGACTCGGACGACGCGAAGAACGTGGGCGACACGCCCGGGAACGGCGCGGAAGGGTCCGGCGCGGTCGAGTCCAGTTAGGATCGTCGCATCGGTTCGGTGCCGGTGGTCCGGAGCCCCGGGGGTTGGGAGTGCCCCCCGGGGCTCCTTCATGTTCTGGGTATTGACACCCCCCATTTTGGGGGGCAAGATAGGTCAGGTCAGCAGGACCGCACCACCGCCGGAGGCTCCCCAGTGAACAGCCCGAAGATCAACGCTCGCACCCTCGCCGCCGCCGCTGCTGCTGGGATCACCGACCTCCACGCGGACGGCCCCGGCCGCTACATCGTCCCGGGCAAGACGCCCAACGGTGGCGTCCTGCTCATCCGCCAGGGCTCCGGCTGGCACCTGCTCTCGCCGATCGCGGGCTCCCGCTACCCTCGCACGCTGGCTGTGGCGTTCCAGCTCGCGGCCGACCTGGTGGACCAGGAAGCCGAGATGACCGCTCGGGCGAAGGCGCTCACCGATGACGAGATCGCCCACACGCTGGCGAACCGCTCGGGCGTCGAGTACCACTACCTCCAGCGCGTGATCGCGGAGCGGTGCCACCGTGAGTACGTCGCCGCGAAGGCCGCTTGAGCTCTACGGCGTCGGCGGCGGGCTCGCGGGCTCGGGCACCGGGCAAGCCGCGTCACTCGCCGGACCGGAGTCGATCCGGCGGCTGGGGTCGCTGCTCAGGATGATGTAGTTCCGGCACTCGCCCGCGTCGTTGCGCGCGAAGGTCTGCGCGATGATCGACACGCCCTGTGGGCCTTCGGGTCCGCGCTCCCCGGGCGCTCCCTTGCACGGCGCATCCGGGCCGGAGCAGTAGCGCGCCACCTGGGCGGCCAGCTGCTCATCGGTGACCGCTGGAGCGGGGTCGCCCTGCGGACCCTGGCACTTCGTCGAGCCGCACACAGCCTGGACGGCGGCCAGCACCTGATCGCCCGTCGGCGGCGGGGCGTCCTTCGGCCGGTTGGCATTGTAGACCTGGGTCACCATGGCCATGACCTGGTCCACGGTGACGGTCTTTCCCGCGAGCTGGCCGGTCACGATCGCGGTCACGTCGTCGCGGGTGAGCCCGGCGGCGGCCACGGTCGGCTGGGGCTGGCCGTCCACGGCGGACTTCGCCTTGTCGATCTTCTCTCCGCACGCGCCCGCGTTGCGCAGGTCCGCGCCCAGCTGGTCGTTCCGCTTGCACAGCGTGTCCAGCGTGAGCACGGCAGGCGCGGTGTCGGCGGCCACGTTCGACGCCTGGGTCTGCGCGTCCTTGCCGGTGACCAGTGCGATGACGAAGACGGCCAGCAGGCCCACCATCGCGAGCACAGCGACCGCGACCAGCGCACGGGTAGAAGGGAGCCGGAAGCGAGGAAGCTTCCGCGCCTTCGTCGTCGGCAGTTCGGTCACGGTCATTTCCCGTCGCCCTTAGCGATCTTCTGCGCGAGGTCGACGAACCGGTTCAGTTCGTCGTTGTCGCTGCTCGACGCCTTACCGCGCAGGTATTCGGGCGTCGCTTCCACCGGCAGAGCTGGCCACCCGGGGTCCTGGTCCCAGCCGTTCGTGGCCGCGAGCCGGCGGACCTTCCACGACCACTGGAGCATCACGATACCCAGGTCGGCGGCCTCCCGGGCGTTCACGGCCTCCCGGTCCTTCCGGCGCGACCGCAGGGTGAGCACGGCGACGACGAAGGAGACAACGGTGAAGAGGAACGAACCCAGGCCGCCCAGGAGGGTCAGGTTCACCGGGACTCCTTTCTCCCAACGTCCCGCGAGTAGTTCCCCGCGATGACCAGGTTCACAGCCGCGAGCGATGCGGCCATGATCGGGAGCAGGTGCGTCCCATGGTTCGCCCAGGCGCTCAGTTCGAGCGCGAAGGCGAAGCCGATCCAGCTACTCGCGGTAGCCGCGTGGGCTACATGGAGCAGCTTATGTACCGATAGGCCCGCGATGACGGCTATGCCTGTGAGGCCAAAGGAGATCGTCCACACAGGAGCCACGCGGGCGAGTTCGAGCACGATCCGGGTGGTCGTCGGCTCCGCCGGGGTGAGCACACCCGGGAAGAGGTAGAGCACCGCCAGGATGCACTGGCACACGGCCAGTGTCATCGACAGGGAGTGCCGGAACCCGTTATGGACGTTGGACTTCAGCACTTCCCCGCCCCCTCGCTCAGTCCGCGTGGGACTGGGCCTTCTTCCTCTCCCAGTCGGCCACGGCTCCGCACGCTTCCGCACGGCTACCCGCGTTGACGTTCTGCTTCCCGGGGAAGTTGGTGTCCCCGCTGGCGCACATCTTCTTCACCACGTTGACAGCCGTGGCGATCGCGCGCGACTTGTCCATGCCCTTCGCGGACAGGTGCTTGACGATCCGCTTGATGAACTTGGGCAGGCCGCCCACCTTGTCGACCCAGTTGAACTCCGTCGCGGCGAACTCGCCGCTGGCGATCAGGTCGGGGAAGGCGGCTGTCCATGCGTCCACGACCTCCGCGAGTTCGGCGTCCGTGATCTCGACCGGGACCAGGTCCTCGAACTCCAGCGTCAGTGCCTGCTGCTCGAAGGCGAGCGCGGCGGCCTGCTGCTGCTCCGCGAGCTGGTCCGGCCCGTCCTTCGGCGAGCGCGCCCAGTCGCCCAGCAGGTTCGCCAGGTGCGCGGCCACCTGCTTCGCGAACGCGGGGATGTCCAGCCCGTCGGGGCCGAACTCGACGGCCGGCCGCGTCGCTCCAGCGGCGACCAGTGCAACGACCTCCGCCTCCTGGCCCGCGCCGGACGCGACCCGAGCACGCGGCACCGGGTAGCCCGGCACGTTCACCGCGAGCACGGCGGCCAGGTCGAGCTTCCCGTCCACCGGTCGCCAGTCGCCCGACGGCGCGGAGGCCATGAGCGCGTGGACCTGGGTCTCGGACAGCTCGGGCCGGAGTCGGCCGGCCACCCAGATCCCGTGTGCGTCCTCGCCCGCCGCGAGGTCGGCCGCCACGGTGCCGGTGTTGTCGTAGTGGGCCAGCGTGTCCGCCAGGGACGCGCTCAGGCTCGCGTGGCCCGTGTTCATGGTCAGGTGCCCCACGCCCACCGTGCGGACCTCTCCGGCGTCGTCGAGCGCCCGGAGCGCGCCCACGTTGAAATACGCGTAGTCGCTCGGGGACTTCGGCGGCGGCGTGCACCGGCGGGACACCCCGATGTGGCACGTGCCCCAGGTCGCGATGTGCCCGAATACGCGGCCGGTGTCCGGGTCAATCTGGAGCGGCGTGGGCTCCGTCAGACCCGGATCGGTGAACCACTCCAGCGGCGGGAGCGGCCGGCCACCGGACGCGGTCTTCGCCTTCGGGCTCGCCTTGCCGCCCTTCGCCGCGCCGATCTTCCGCTTCAGGAACGCGGGCTTTCCGTCGTCGCCCTCGGTGTCTTCGTCCGCCCCGCCGTCGCCCGCGTCCTCCGCGTCGTCGGCGGCCTTCTTCTTCGCGTCCGCCTTCTTCCGGAGCGCGGGGGGCAGCGTGCCCAGCTCCTCGCCGGAGGCCAGGCACTCCGAGCAGGCGTCGCCCAGCTCGGGGATCGAGACGCTGGCCACCACGGGCTGGATGCCCTTCGAGCGCAGGAAGTCGGCGAGCCCTTCGAGGGTCTTCGGGAACTCCTCGCCCAGCTCCTCCAGCGGTGCCGAGTAGCCGCCCTCCTCGCCCTCGATCTCCGCGAAGGCGTCCGGGAACGCGGGGATGGCACACAGCGTGGACGCGCTGATGTAGCCCTTTTCGACCACGACGCGGTGCTTCTCGGTGCCGTCTTCCTCGAACTGAATGTCGTCGTAGGCAGTGACCTCGGACAGGTCGATCGAGTTGCCCCGGAGGTACTTGTCCACGAACATCTGGCCGGCTTCGGTGTCGCCGTTGACCTCGCCGCGCGCCTGCCACACGTACGTGCCCTCGGGCAGGGCCTTGCCGGTCTGGCGGCTGATGAACTCGGGGCCGGGGATCTTCCATGCTTCGTCCAGCCGACCGGTGACCACTGCACCCGAGTGGCCGCCCTGCCCGGTGTTCGTGGTCTGCGCCCACAGCGTGAGCGGCGGCGTGCGCAGTTCGAGCGCGCCCACTTCGATGAAGCGCCCGTCCGCCGTCTCCATGCCCTCGATCGCCAGGCAGGGGAAGAAGGCGGGGACCTTCCCGTTCGCGTCCGGCTTGCCGACCACGGGGGCCTCCGCCGGTGCGGTCTTCGTGTCGGCCATCTCGACCACTCCGTCCTTCGTGAATCGGCTCGGGGCCGCCGTCTCTTCGTCGCTCAGCCGCTCGGGGCCGGCCAGCAGGAAGTCCTGGTCCTCGCCCGCGAGCGCGAGCCGGATCTTCGAGAAGCGGACCATGCCGTCGTGCGTGGGGAGCTTGCTCGCGTCCAGGGAGTAGCCAGCGCAGATGTGCGGTGCCCACGGCTGGAACTGCTCGGGGTAGCGCGCGCCCAGGGCTTCCCGGCCGATCATGTCCGCGTAGTCGCGGATGATCATGGCCGGATTGCTTGGCTGGAGCAGCGTGTTCGTGGACGGCTCGCGGTCGCCGGTGTCGCCGCCGTCGCGGTTCCAGATCCCGACGCCCTGGACGCGCATCTGGATCGGCCCGTTGTCGGCCGCCAGGATCTGGACGCGCTTCGCCAGCTGCTCCTTCGTTTCGTCGTCCAGGTCGGACACGTCACCGAGGAAGCACAGGGTCATGTGCATCTGGCTCGCCGGGTCGCCACCGGGCACGGTGAACGCCTGCGGGTTGTCGGGGATCAGCGCGATCATGCCGCCGGTCTGGACCTCCGCGCCGGCCGCCGTGATGGCCAGCTCCACGGAGCGCGCGATCAGGCCCTGGTCGCGCTCCGCCTGCTGGCCGCGCACGCCCGGTGCCGGGGTCCAGTACCGCAGGCCCTCGGGCCGGTTGCCGTGCTTCGTCACGCTTCCTCCCAGCGTCCGGCGCGCACGAAGCCGTGGCGTCCGCAACTGCACAAGATCGACGGCTCCACGTGGAGCGGGTCGAGACTGACCAGTGACCAGTGGGCGCGGCCAGTCGAGTCGTGCCCCGGGTCTCCGAAGCTGACCGTCCCCGCGCACGGCTCCCCCTCGGGGATGTCCGCCTGGCCCTTGCTCGGGTGGACGTGGAAGAACCCGGCCGGCGGACGGTCGAAGTCAGCCAGCCGGGTGTCCGTGCCCGTCGGGTCCGAGTGGTCGACGAAGAAGCGCGCGTAGTGCCCGCCCCCCAGGTCGACGGCGTGCGGCCCCAGCAGCTCCAGGAGGTAGTCCGTCCGCGTGCCCGTCGGGCCGCTCCACTCAGTCATGGGGTGCCCTCCGCTCGATCCAAGCCCGCTGGACCTCGACCATACGGTCCCGCTCCTCACGGGTGCGCTGGCTGTGCGTGCCCGAGCGGCCCGCCCGGTCGTCCAGCTCCGCCAGGACGCGTTCGCCGTGCATCCCCGGTGTGTCCGGGTCGATGACGGCGTGCGCCAGCGTGTCGGCGTCCTGGACGGCCCAGGCGGGGACGAAGTCGCACATGCACCCGGGGTGGTCGCCAGGGTGCATGTGCGGCCCGATCCAGGCGTACGCCGGTGCGGGCACCAGACGCGGGTCCGTGTAGGACTCGAAGCGCTCGCCGGCCAGCTCGCGGTGAGGATGGAAGGCGCGAGCACGCGGCGTGACGCCGTAGCGCCAGGTGAACCCGAGCCCGACCGCGCGCTGGTCGATCTCGCGGAGGATGTCCCCACCGAGCGCGAGCCCGCCGGGTCCCTGCGAGGCCGGGCCGCCGATCTCCGCCAGGGCCTCGCGGATGTCCCCAGGGAGGATGATCGTGTCCGGCACCTCGCCGTCGGGGAGCGTGTCGCCCTTCCGGCCGTAGAGCGCGGACATGGCGCGGGCGCGGAGGCTGGACTCCAGCTTCTTCCAGGCGGCCGGGATGCGCTCGGACATCGCGCTCGCCAGCGCCTGGGTGGTGACCAGTGGGAAGGCCAGCATCTCCGAAGCCGCGATCACGGCGTTCTTGATCGCGGCCCCGGTCCAGCTGGAGAACTTCGAGGCCAGGTAGGCGAAGGCGGCGGCCAGGAGGATGTCCTCCGTGAGGCCCAGCTCCTGGAGCCGGTCGTATCCGACCATCGACCCCACCAGTTCGGGCGTCTGGCCCTTCAGCCGCTCCGCGAGGGCCGCGTCCTTGCCCTGAACCTGGGCCTTGATCTTGCTCCCGGCCTTGCGCAGAGCGGAGGCCAGCTCCGCTTCGGCGGCGTGCCGGATCGCCTCGATCAGCTGGTGGTCGATGTCCGCCAGCGCCTGACCGTCGATCACCCGCACTGAATCGAGTACGTCCAGCCGATCTCCGGCACTCGCGGTGCGCGCGCCCGGCGGGGTCGGCGGCGTGCCGTTCGCCGGAGCCTGGCCCGGACCAGCCGGTGGCGGCTCCTGCCCCGGCGGAAGCTGCTGCTGCCCCGGGCGCACGATCTGCCCGGGGACGACCATCGGCGGCTGCTGCTGCTCGATCTGCCTGATGCCGGCCACCGTCTGGAGCAGCTGGCCCATCGCGTCCTGCGGGGCGGCCGACTTCACCGTGATGAGCTGCTGGAGGTCCTTCTCGGTGGGCGCGTCGCCTTCGTCGAAGCCCTTCGCCCGGCGGTACGCGTCGTAGCCGATCGCGCCCCGGTCCAGGGCCGCGTCCGCGTCGGCGGAGCGGTTCGTGTTCCGGGTGATCGTGGACGGGTCGAACCACACCCGGACCGACTTGGCTTCGTCCTCGGTGAGCCCGTAGCCGCCCTCCTGGACGGGGAGCACCAGGCGGCGGCGGAAGTAGGACTCCGTGACGGAATCCGCGATCAGGCGCGCGCCCGGCTCCAGGTGGTTCTCGAAGGTCTGGGCGTCGACCAGCCAGGCGGACCAGTGGTTGGCCTCGCCCAGCGTGCCGCGCATGGCCTCGCGCGGGAGGTCGATGGAGTCGGCGATCCGGTCGAGCCCCACCTTCAGGCGGTTGATCACGTCCGCGTCCGGCCGGCGCTCCAACGGGATGTGACGGATCGAAGCCCCGTCCTCCGGGTCGCCGTACACGGTGATCGGCACGATCGCGGCCGGGTGGCCTTCGTCCGAGATCGGCGCGGTCATCGCGGCGGCCAAGCCAGCAGCGAAGCCCGAGTTCTGGACGGTCACGTCCTCCTCGCCCGGCCGGACCAGGGTCATGCCCTCGGGGATGAACAGCAGGCCGTTCGAGGCGATCCGGCTCATCGCGGCGGCCCGGATCTCCCGGCCGGCCAGGACCACGTCCTCGCACACGTCGAGCATCGTCCGGAGCGGGGAGTCCGCCAGGTCGCCCCACTCGGGGTGCGGCACCCACAGCCGGATCAGGGTCTCCGTGTCCGGGTCGACCTCGCGCGCGGAGTGCCCCGGCACGTCGATCACGGCGAGCCCGCCGCCGCCGGAGGGGATCACCTCCGAGCTACTGCGCACGTTCCAGGTCTCGACCCCGAGCGGGGAGGTCTCGCCGTGGAGCCACACTTCCCCCGGCACGTCGAAGCCCGTGACGATCCGGCCGGTCCAGGCGTAGCCGCGCTCCCACGGCAGGGCCTTCACACAGTCGATCGCGGCATCGATCACGTGCTGGGCGAGGTACGGCGTGCCGTCTTCGTCCTTGTCCTGCTCGGGGTCGCCGGTCAGGAGGACGGGGTCGTTCTCGCCGGGCGGCTGGTAGGCGGCTCCCCAGCCCAGCTTCGACAGGACGTTGCCCTTCATTCGCAGGGCCTGCCCGAGTTCGCCGATCGAGTTCCGGTAGTTCCAGGCGACGGACTGCCAGGCCATCCGGGTCATCGCGAGCGAGGCGACGGAGTCCCGGTTCCGCAGGTCGATCACTCGCCCGGATGCGGTCATCACCTGGGGCGAGGGCTTCGCGCGGTTGCTGCGGTACCCGAACTGCTTCAGCTTGTCACCGAGACCAGGCATTAATCGTCCACTCCCGTTCTCAGTCGTCAAGCTTGTCCACCAGGCCCGTGATCACCCCGGCTCCAGCTGAGAATGCCAGACCACGCGCGATCATGCCCCAGAGTCGTGGAGCGCCTGCCCTGGCGAGCACGACGGCCGCGCCGACCCAGATGCTCAGGCACCAGGGGCAGGTCACCAGCTCCATGATCTTCAGGTGGCCGTACCGGTTGATCAGCTCTTCGCGCTGGCGCTCGATCAGGCTGTCCCGCTGGACGAAGCGGACGATGCGCCACACGGCGAGGGCATCCAGCACGTCGTCGCTCACGTCGCGAGGATCACGACCCACCAGGCCAGCAGGATCAGGCCCCACCCGACTACCAGCCCACCGAGGAAGGCTTTCACGACGCGTCTGTCCACGTCCTCTTCCTCGGGTCCTTCGGGCGCTCTGTGCTGTCCAGCCACGCATGATCATCCCTTTCGTCCACCCCTACCCCGTCGGTGACGCGGGCTCAGCCCTCTACCGCGTCCGCCCCGGCCCTCCTGTTTCACCCGGGTCCCATCGGTCACTAGTCCGACTTGCGCTTCAGCGCGTCGAGCATGATCGCGCTCGGGCGTCGCCACTCGGTGGCGCGGACGGTCCGCTCGCGCAGGGCGTCCATGTCGGCGACCATCCGGTTCGAGCCGTCGTCGGCGCGCTTCCGGACGTACTGGGCGACGTGCTCAGGCTCGGGGCCGGAGATGCCGACCACCCTTCGCTCCCCCGCCCCGTTGCGGAAGTGCACCGACCACTCCGTCCAGGTCCTCACGGGCGCTTCCAGACCCAGCTGAAGCAGTGCGGTCCGACGACCAGCGCGATGCCGATCGTCCGGCCCCCGAGCCGGTTCCGCATGATCTTGATCGGGACCGGGTGCGCGACGCGGTAGCGGATCAGGCGCTTCACGGCTGCTCCCCGATGTCGTGGCGGAGCTGGCGCGTGCGCGCGGCGACCCAGGCGTCCGCTTCGTCGGGCGTCATCGGCCGGGCGCGACGGACCCACGGCTCGCGGGTGGCGGCGTCGTCGACCTCGCGGCGGAGGGCCTCCGCCTTCTTCGCGTTCCAGGCGGCGACGGCCCCCGCTGCTTCGTCATCGGTCATCTGTGGAACTCGGAGGCCGCCGGGCCGGATGGTCCGGAGCGCACGGAGTCGGTCGTCGGTGGCCATGCCCCGGAAGTCCAGGCCGCGCGCCTTCGTCAGCTCCTCGATCGAGCGCTCCGCCAGCCGGCGGGCCTTGCGGGCGATCCGGAGGGCGTAGAGCGCGAGCACGGCGGCGACCAGCGCCAGGGCGATCGGGATGGCGTTCATTCGCCGTACCCGAAGACGATCTCCAGGTACGCTTCGCCGCCCTCGACGACGATCTCCGAGACGAAGCTGTCCCGGGCCGCGTACTGGTTGCCCTCGCCGTCGCGGACGCCCTGGCTCATCAGGGCGCGGACCGCGCCGTCCATGTCGGCCGGGTCCCAGTCGAAGATCCGGACGGCTTCGCTCTCGTCCTGGTGCCGGATGCGTACTTCGATCATGGTCCTACTCCTTCGGTTCGGTCGGTGATCAGTGGCGGCGGAAGAGCCCGCGCCACGGGTGGTTGGTGGTCTCCATCCAGCCGCACCGCTCGCAGTAGCGGATCTTCTCGCGACCCAGGTCGACCATGTGCCACGGCCCCCAGCGGTCGGTGTGCTGGCACCAGGTGCCGGTCCGGACGCGGTCGGTCAGCCGGCCCAGGTGGTTCAGGGTCCAGGTGATCATGGGAGCAGTCGCCCGTCACCCTCGATCGTATGGATCATGATCCCGACGCCTGGCCATACGCTGTCTTCGTGCTCGATGGCCAGCCCCATCAGCTCCCACGGCCCCGAGCAGACGGCCCGGTCGCCGTCCTGGCGGATCTCCGCGTTGATCAAGTCGACGCCTACCGGCCACGGCCCCAGCGGGTCGTCGTTGGGGCGCAAGACTTCAGGCAGGCGAAGATCCGGACGCACCTGATAGAGGGCATCCAAGCTGATTACGCCCTCCGCGTGGATCTCCTTACTGCGAGGGTCGTTCGGACCCGGCGGCCGGCGGTCGCTGCGCACTGAAACGCGGTCCACGCGGCCCACGACCTCGAAGGGCGCGTAGCTGGTGGCACCGGGGCCGATCTCGACCGGCTTCGGCCGCGCGGTTACGGCGACCGGCAGGCGGACGAAGTGCGCGGGCTCGAACTCGCCCAGCACCAGAAGACGCCCGTCGGTGGTCGGGACTCCGGTTCGTGCGATCAGGCCGCGCCAGTGTGCCCAGGTGGTCATGAGTCTGTCTTCCGTTCGGGGAGTTCGGGCGGGGCGTAGCGGCGGAGCTGGTCCGCGTGCTCTTCGGCCCAGCGGGTTACCGGGGTTCCTCCGGCGGCGAGGTCACGAGTCGGGTCACGACGCACCGGCCAGTAAGGCGAGTGGGGATTTTCCGGCCCGGGGTCTTCGTCTTCTTCCGGGGGCGGCCCGATCGCGTCGTGGAGCACGCCAGCGATCCCGCCACGCGGGCCGGGCGTCGGGATCAGCGCGTGGCGGCCCTGGCCGTAGACGGAGCGGTTCACCGGCTCCAGCGGCCACACCAGGCGGCGGCTTCGCGCGATGCCCCGGACGTTGCCCCAGCTGTGCGCCAGGTGCTCCGCGAGGAACGGCCCGACGGCGCGCGACTGCTCGCCTTCGACCTCGGGCAGGATCAGCAGGACGAACTGGGTCATCGGTCGATCCATTCCATGGGCGGCCCGAGCCGCTTCCGGGAGTGCTTCGGCTTCGGGTTGGCCACCCGTGACCAGTGGCGGATCAGCGCGAGCCCGAGCGCGATCCCGATCAGCACGCGCCCCCAGGCGGGCACCGGGACGAAGGCGTAGAAGACGCTCTCCGCGATCATCAGACAGCCCAGCTGGAGCAGGCGGCGGGCCGTCTGGTCGGACATCATTGGCCTGGCCACGGCGAGACGGCGTGCGCCCAGGTGGGCCGCCAGCTCTTCAGGGTCGAGCCGCACCCGCACCCGCCGCCGGGCGTGACCACCAGTAGCGGCCGGGCTCCGTCACCGTAGGCGTCCGCGAGGTCGTCCGGCGGGGCCAGCATGATGTCCACCCCGACGTTGTGGGCGTGGATGTTCGGCGGCGTGGTGGCCGCGAAGTCGATCGGTGCCGTGAAGCCCGGCGCGAGTTCGTCCATGGGCTTCGTGAAGAACAGGTGCGCCCCGGTGTCGGTCAGATACACGCGGACCTTATGCCGGATCGAGCCGTCCGGCATGAGCACGGACGCCGGCCAGTACTCCGCGAAGACCGTGCTCGGGCGCTCGATCTGGGTAGCTGCTGTGGTCATGCGCGCGAGTCTATCTCACCCCCCAGGATGGGGGAAGGCACGACACCAGAAAGCCCCCCACTCATCCTCGGGGAGGCGAGCGAAGGGCTTCAGGTGCGGGGGTCCGGAGTTGCATCGGAAGTGTCCACCGGTGATCAATCGGCGACCGCTTCGGAGTGGGCTCCGTGACCCGCAGGGCTCACAGTATCAGCTGGGGTCGGTGATCCCGCGAAGGCTCCGGCGGACGGCCTCGCGCTCCTCGATCACGCGCCCTGCCCACTGGTCCAGCTCGACTTCGGTGGCCGTTAGCCAGATCTCCCGGCCGTCGTCGTCGACCAGGTCCTCCAGCACGTCGAGCAGGCCGCTCGCGTTGGCCGCGAACTGCTCCAGCGCGTCGAGCACGCCCCGGAAGGTCTGGGCCATGGAGTTCGCGGCCGGGATCACGCCGGTGATCGCTTCGGCCACCGGGAGCCGGATCGGTTCGACCAGCGCGGCGGAGTCGCCCGGGTCGATGGCCTGCGCGGAGTCGGCCTCCACGAAGGCGTGCTCCTCCAGCGGCGGCCGGTACGCCTGGCCGGTGGCGGTCGCACTCAGGCGGTGGGCTTCGGCGGGGTCCACTCCTCGCCCTCCTTCACGATCGAGTTACGCGGGAAGCTGGTCGCCGTCGGGACGGCGTCGAGCTTCACCCGGACCATGTCCAGCTCCGGTTCTACCACCCCGGGGTGCTGGCCCAGCACGGTGACGCGGGTTCCCGGCGGGAGCCAGTCGCCGGTCCGGTCACCCCGGGGAAGTAGCCGGCGGGGATCGGGGTGGGTGCGCGCCAGGGAGATGAACGCCTCGATCACGTCCGTGCGCTCCAGCTGGCCGCGCGTCGGCTTCGGGTCGTCGTCGTTCTTCGTGATCTTCAGCAGCAGGTGCCGGATCGACTGCTTCACCTGCTCGACGCTCGCGGGCGCGAACATCGGCGCGACGATGCCCGGATAGCCCGAGCCCCGCACGAAGTCGACCAGCGCCATGATCTCGTCCGCGCGCTCCTGGGCGAGGTCGTTGTCCGCGCTCCCGTCGGCGGTTACCTCGCCGCCGTCCTCCCAGCCGCACAGCTGGAGCACGCGGTCGCGGATCTCCTGCTTCAGCTGGAGGGCTCGCTCCTCGCGGGGGGTGCCCGTCGGCTCCAGGTCCTCGCGTCCGATCAGCTCGCCGTGCCCGCCGAAGCGCTCCGCGTCGGCCGGCTCCAGCTTGAGTTCGCGGACCTGGTCCAGCAGCTCCGCCGTTCCCCGCACCTCGAAGCTTCCGACCTGGCGCACCTCCAGGCGCGGACCGAAGGACTCGCGGATCTGCTCGCATACCTCGCGGATCGCCTTCGCGATCTCCCGCAGGGACTCGGGCGGCTCGACGGGCTCCGGTGCTTTGACCCTCTTCTGACGTTGGACCATGATCGTTCTCCTTACGCGAAGGCGTGGACGATGCGCTCACCGAACCAGCGGGCGACGCCCACGGACACGGCGTTGCCGATCTGCCAGACCTGCTTCGACGGCGAGCCCTCGAATTCGTAGTGGTCCGGGAAGCCCTGGGCGCGGGCGCGCTCCCGGACGGTCAGCAGTCGGTGATAGGGCTTGCCGTCGACCCAGCGGGCCACGGCGTGGTGGTTGCCCCCGGCGGTGATCGTCGCGAGCTGGCTACAGTCCGCCCGGCGCGCTCGCGCGTGGTTCCGGTAGGTCACCAGGTAGTCGACGTTCTCCTCCGGGATCTCGTTGATCTGGGGGGTGACGTAGAGCTTGCGGTCCACCAGGTCACCGATCCCGTTCGCCGGGTCCAAAATGGACGACGCGTAGACCGGCTGGATCTCTGGCGCAGACAGGTCCACGTCGACACCCCGCGTGGCCACCAGGAACCAGCGCTTCCGGTGCTGGGCGAGCCCGAAGTCCTTCGAGTTCAGGATGAGCACCTGGAGCGTGTAGCCCAGGGCCTCCAGGCCAGCCTTCCACCACGGGTAGAGCACCCAGTCCATGAACTCGGGGACGTTCTCCACGACGATCACGGGGTACAGGTGGACTTCCGCCGCTTCGATCGCGGCGAAGGCGGTGGCCCGGTCGATCGAACCCACGTCGCGACGCTCGCGCTCGCGCTCCAGCGGGAGGGCCTTCCGGCCGCCCGAACGGCAGTGCCAGACGCACGACGGCGAGATCCACAGGATCATGGTGGACGGCCAGGTGCGCCAGTCCACTTCGGACAGATCCTTCAGCCGGTGTTCCGTCTCGGGGTGGTTCCGCCTGTGCGTGGCGATCGCCACGGGGTCGTGATTCCCGGCGGTGACGATGAAGACCCCCGCCTGGCGGAGTCCTTCGGTCGCCCCGCCGCCGCCGGAGAACAGGTCTGTACCGGTGACCAGTGGACTCACTGGAGCTTGCCGATCTCGAAGTGGTCCCGGACGGCCTGGAGGACCTGGCGCACCGGGAACAGCTCCGCGCCCTTCTCGACCCGCTTCGGGTCCGCGCTCGCCTGGTTGGCCAGCGTGTCGACGACCCAGTACATCAGCTCGGAGTCGCCCACCCGGATGAAGCGCTCCAGGCCGCCGGACGGCTCGGGCTCCGCGACCTCGCGCCAGGCGAGCTTCTTCGGGTTCCCGTGGTCCGGGTCGACGATGACCTCCCACGTCTTCCCGCACCGGTCACCGGTGGGGAGCTTGCGGGGACAGCGCCACTGCTGGCCCGCCTTCGCGAACCACAGGTAGGGCTTCTGGCACACGTGCTCGCGCGTGAGCTGCCAGCCGTATTCGCGGGTCATGCCTCGAACCTCTCGCTCTCGACGTAGCAGGCGCACCGGTCATCCGTGCACGGGCACCCTTCGGCGGCGTCGGCACGCTCCTGCGCGGTCGGCTCACTGCCGTGTCCGCACTCGGGGCAGGTGCTCAGCTTCGCGATCTTCTGCTCCGCGAAGTCGTCGAGCTGCTGGACCAGGCCGCTCAGCCAGTTTTTGATCATGTTCATCGGATCACTCCCGGCTGGTCGTGGCCCTCGCGGAGGTCGGTCGCCGGGTCGCGGGCGAGTTCGCCGAAGACCTCCAGCGCGGTCTGGCGGTAGATGCTGCGCGCCATCGGCGAGAGCGCCAGGTCCCAGTAGCGGTCGAAGTTCACGCGGGCCGCGTCGTTGCCCGCGTTGGCCAGCCGGCAGATCCGCATGGCCGCTGTGTCGAGCGGGCTACGCGGCTTCTCGGTGCTCATCGGTGTCTCCCTCGGGGGTCGGTGTCTTCGCCGATCCTACCCCCTGTTTTGGGGGGTGACAAGTGGAACGGCGGAGTGCCCTCCGAAGCACCCGCATCCGGGACAGCCTCTTCGCCGCGTAGCCGCCCCACACCCCGTAGTGCGTGAGGGTGGGCTCCGAGTCGAGCGCGTACTCCAGGCACTTCCGGCGGACCGGGCACTCCCGGCAGAGCTTCGCGGCCAGCCGCGCCTGGTCGACGCGGCCCTTCTCCGGGTACCAGACCTCGGGGTCCGTCGTGGCGCACGTCGCGCCGGACAGGTCCGGGCCGGTGGCGATCTCCCGGGCGAGCACCGCGCGAGCGCGGCCGACGCCCTCCGCGTTCATGATCGAGCCCGAGCCGGCGCGCGAGCCCCAGTGCGGCTTCATCGGTCCTGGCCGATCTGCTCGATGCGGGCGACCAGCATCGTCCGGGCCTCCTGAAGGCCCTCGATCAGTTCGTCCAGAAGCTCCAGGTCGAACCGGAACGGCGCGGTCGCGGGGATGCACGCCGGTGCCAGGCCCGCGTCCACGGCCTCCAGCGGCGGATGGATGTGGCCGAAGAGGTCGAGCAGCGCCACGGGCTCGCAGGTCTCCATGCCCGCCGGGCGGCCGGGTCCTTCGTCCTCCGGGTCGACCCAGCGGATCACGTCCGCGATGCCCTCACGGTGGCTCAGCAGCTCGATCCGGGCCTCCAGCGGCTCCATGCCGCCTTCGGTCATTCCGGGCTCGGTGCCCTCGGGTTCGGTGGGTTCGGTCATGATCGGCTCCTAGGCGGTGATCGGCTCGGGGAGTGCGGCGGTGGCGAGGTCGTTCAGCGGCTCGATCAGTTCGAGCGGCAGGGAGTGGACGAAGACGCCCCACTGGGCAGCAGCGGCGGCGTACGCGTCCTCGCGGAGGTCCGCCGTCGGGTCGGGCAGGCGCTCCAGCTCGAAGTCGTAGCCGCCCAGCAGGACGCGATAGCGCTCCATGTCCGTCGGGGCGACGTACCGGTTCAGGCGGAGAGGCTGGAGGACCGGCCGGACGAACTCGCCGTCGGACCAGTCCTGGCTGGCCTGGGCGACCACCTTCGGACCGGCGACGCGGTCCGCCGTGGACTTCATGCGGGCGACCGCGCGGCTCACGTAGTACCGGGCGATCCGCCGCCACAGGTACCACCGGCGGCGGGGCCGCTTTCGGTGCTTCGGCTTGCCCATCGTGGGGCCTCCTCGGTGTCGGTGTGATCGTGATCCTACCCCCCGTTTTAGGGGGCTACAAGGGGCGAGGCCCGAGCCCCACGGGAGTAGGCTCGGGCCTCGCTGCTCAGGTGGTCAGGCGTCGACCAGGTCCCCCTGGATCTTGCCGAAGAGGTCGTGCGCGCCCGCGATGTCCAGCGCGTACTTCGTGGCCAGGCCCTTCGCGACGTTCACGTCCACCAGCGTGCGGGCGACGTAGGTCTCCCGGTTCTTGAACTTGCGCAGGTGGTCGAAGTACTCCGCCGCACCCTGAACCAGCCAGTACGCGGTCCCCTCGATCCCCTCGCTGGTGCGGGACTTCAGCGCGCCCCGGACCTTCTCGCGCTCGCCGTTGATGTTGCGCATCACGCGCTCCGTCACGAACTCGGTGTTCGCCGGAGCGGGGATCAGTTCGCGGATGAACTCCTCCGCCTGGGCCTCCGAGATCAGGACCTTCTGAAGCTCCTCGCCGATCCGGGTCCACTTGTCGAAGGCGCGGCGGGCACCGGAGATCGCCTTCCGGGCCTCCTCGATGCGGTCCTTCCAGTCGCCCCGGTGGGCGAAGGTGGCGACCGTGTTCTCCTGGTCGGCGCGAGCGTCGGCGGCGGAGAGGGTGTTCCAGCAGACGATCCGGATCGAGGTCGGGTAGGCCCGCGCCCCGCCCTTGCCGTCCGCGTGGCACACGACCCCGAGGTACGGCCGGGTGGCGCTCGGGTCGTCGCCGATGTGCCTGTCCTCGCCCAGGACGGCCAGGCCGTAGATCGAGCGGCCCTCGCGGACGGAGCCCATGGTCTCGATCGGCAGGCGGGTCTGGTCGGTGATCGCGTGGGCAATCTCGCCCATGTCCTTGATCGTGATGATCGTGCGGGTCTCGCGCTGGGTGTGAACGACCTCGCCCGTGTCGGTGCGGGAGACGATCCGCTGGTTCGGCACCTCGCGGTAGCTGGTGACGGGCTCGCCGTCGACCACCGAAATCATGCGCTGGTACAGCGGCTCTTCCTGCCAGTCCCAGGTGAGTCCGGCAACCTTGCGCGCGTCCTCCCAGTTCATCGGCCGGTCCTCTTCGGCGACCAGCTTCTCCAGGCCGTGCCAGCTGGGCTCCCGGACTGCGAATCCCTGGTCGAAGTAGTGCGGCATCTGGGCCTCCGGTGTTCGGTGGTGCTCGGTTGGTAAGACCCATCTTGCCCCCCAAAATGGGGGGTGTCAATACCCAATCTGTCACCAGTGGAAAAAGGGGCGGGCCGCCCGGGGAGTCGGACGGCCCGCCTTCGATCAGTGCCCGAGCGCGGAGACCAGCGCGTGGCCAGCCTCGAAGAGGCCGTAGAGCACGCCTCCGCCAGCGCCCAGCAGGGCGACCGCGATCACGGCGCACCCTTTGCCCTTCTTCGCGGCCTTCTCGATCTTGCCCTTGTTCTTCGCCAGGTGCTTCTTCACCCGCTTGTTCCGGCCCTGTCGGCTCTCCAGCAGGCGCTTCTTCTTCGCCGCTTCGTAGTCCGCGAGGATCTGGGCGTCGCGCTGGTCCCAGTTCCCCGACTTCTGGGCCTTGTCCAGCTGGGCGTCGAGCTGGTCCGGCGTCATGCCGAAGAGGTCCTTCACGGCGTCGTGGAGCCAGACCTCATCTCCCATGGCCTCGCGGATCTCCGCCTCCTCCGCCTGCGCGTCCAGGCTGGCCTGGCGCTGTTCGTCCCGGCTCTTCCGCTTCGCCGCCGCGCCCAGCTCCGCCAGCCGGCGGGCATAGTCCTTGTCGCTCTCGCCCGGCCTGCGGTCCGATTCCGCCACGTCCTTGCTCCTTCGGTTCGGTGGTCCGTGGTACTTGACGTGGACCATTGTTACCCCCCAAAATGGGGGGTGTCAAGCGGACCGGTCCCACCCCGGTCCGGACCGGTCGCAGATTCTCAGCGTGGTCTCAGCACCAGGTCTCTTCCCCCAGAATGGGGGGACCGTATCCTGGACCACATGAAACTGATCACCGGTACCGGTCTGGTCCTGCTGGTCGCCTTCGCCGTCGGAGTCTTCGGCGGGATCGGCTGGCTGATGATCAGCGCACTGTTCGCCACCCTGGCCTGGTCCACGATCTCGGACCGGACCACCCGCTGGACCGCACGCCCGAGGGGCTGGTCCCGCTACCACTGAGAAGAGGAACCGATGCGCCTGCCCAGCGTTTTCGCACCCGGTCCGCGCCTGCGGATCTTCGCCGCCATCACGATCGCGTCCGCCGCCGTGATCTCCTTCGAGAGCCTGAAGCACCTCGCGGAGTACGCCGGCTTCGGGCACTTCGCCTGGCTCTTCCCCGCCACGCTGGACGCCGTCGCCGCCTTCGGCATGGACCTGTGGGTGACCCGGTCCCCGGCCTGGAAGCAGGCCCGCGCGCTCGCGCTCGCCGCGATCGGCGGTTCCCTGATCGGCAACATCGCGGACCACTGGATCAGCCAGGGGACGGTCCTCCCGGCGGTCCTGGGTGCGGTCCCCCCCGGGATGCTCGCCGCGCTGCTGGCGGTACTGCACAAGCACGCGTCCGGTACCGCGTCGGACCGGTCCGGTCCGGACACGGCGGTCCGGGACGCGATCTGGTCCACCCTCCCGCAGGCGGCCCCGGTCCGGTCCGTCGGTACCGGTCCGCAGACCTACGTGGTTCCGGTCCGGCTGTGGTCCCTGGACCCGGCGGCGGGCCTCCAGGGTCCGGCGGTCGGTCCGCTGCTGCGGGACCGGGCGGCGGTCCAGCGGCGAGCGGTCCGCGAGGTCCAGGACGGCGTCATCCCGATGCCGGTCCGGCGGACCAGCGCCACCCCGCGCCAGGCCCGGTCCGCCGGTCCGGCCGATGACGTGATCGTGAAGTGGATTCGGAACCAGGCCCTGGACGGCCAGTGGCCGACGAAGCGCGACGTGATGGCGGAGCACTCCGTCGGCTCGGGTCGCGCCCTGAAGTTGATCAGTCTCGCGAAGGCACCGGAGGAGACCGATGGGTAAGACGAAGCAGCAGGGGGGCGCGCTCGACATCATGTGGGGCGCGCTCCTCGCGAAGCTGTTCATCTGGACGGCCGGGAAGACCGGGCGCGGCCTGAAGCGCCTGGCCTTCCGCTGGCGGCGGGCGCTCACGCCCGTGGTCGTCGGCGGCCTGCTGTGGCTGGTCGCCGTCATCTGGCACGCGCTGGCCCCCTGGACCGGCTGGTTCGCGCTGGCGATCCCGGTCGGTACCGGGACCCTGGCGTACTTCGGACCGGTCCTGAACGAGCGCTGGTCTCTGGTCGTGACGAAGCTGGTCCCGGCCGGACTGGACCGGGGCCGGTCCGGTGTCCTGGACCGGCCGATCGAGCGGTGGTACCTGGCGGGCTTCGGGACCGCCGTCGGGGTGTACCTCGCGGTCCGGGTCGGGCTCGGTGGGTCCGACTTCACGCTGTGGTGGTGGCGGCTCGCGGTCCTCGGGTTCGGCGGGGCCTGGTGGTACCACCGGCGCATCCGGACCGCCGGCCGCGCGGACCGCATCGCGAAGAAGTGGACCAGGATCGCGGACCGGGACCGGTGCCCGGACTCGCTGAAGCCGATCGCCGGTACCAAGGTGCTCGGGGCGTACCAGTCCGGGCGGACCGGCCTGCTCCACGTGCGCCTGCCCGAGGGCGTCACGATCGACACGCTGATGAGGGTCCAGCGGAACCTGGCCAGCTTCTACAAGGCGCGGCCCCAGTCGATCTTCCCACGCGAGGATGAGCACCACGCGAACGAAGCCTGGATCACCTTCCTGCCGAAGAACCCCTTCGAAGGCGACCTGGACCACCCCGCTCCCGAGCCCGGCACGTACTCACTGCGCAGTCTCGGGCGTCGTCTCCCCATCGGGATCTACACGGACGGCACCCAGGTGGACTGGAAGATCAGCCACTGTGGCGTCTACGGGCAGAGCGGCGGCGGGAAGTCCGGCTTCATCCACAACCTGATGCGCTGGCTGGCCGGCGCGACGGACGCGATCATCGTCGGGATCGACATGGCCGGCGGGGCGACGCTGGGCGTCTGGCGGAAGGCCCTCGCCCTGCCGCTGGCCGACGATCTCCACTCCGCCGCCGTCAACCTGGAGGCCGTGCTCCGCTTCATCGAAGCGCGAGAACGGCGTCTCGGGCTCGACGACGATGGAGACGCGGACGAATTCCTGCCCACCGACGAAGAGCCCTGGCTCTTCCTGGTGATCGATGAGTTCCCCGACCTGATCGCGGCGGCCCGCAACGCGGGCGAGCGGGAGCCCGGTCTCGCCTGGATCAAGTGGCTGAACAACACCATGGGCCGGATCGCGAAGAAGGCCCGGAAGTGCGGGGTCCGGATCA